CATCGCCTTTGCCGACCGCGCAACCGCCCTCGACACCTACGCCGCCGCCTACCACGTCATCGCCGCCGCGCTCTACCCTTCCGCTGAGGCGCAGCGCGCAAACTGATCCACACTCAAACCAAGGAGATAAGCACATGACACTGCACGAAATGAGCGCAAAACTTATCGAGCGCGGCGTTTGTCGGACCGTAGATTGGGCGGGGGCCTACGACATCAGCAAGGCCGAGGCGACGCGGATAGCCAAGGAGTCCGACAGTGCCGAGGATTTTTTGGACACTTGGGAAAACACGGATTGGTGGCGCGACGCGGAATGACCCACACCGAAATCAGAGCGGCCCGGATCGCGCTGGGCCTTGAGCCGGATGAGCTTGCGAAAATGCTGAATGTGGAGGCCCGAACAGTCCGGCGCATGGAATCCGATCCAACCCACAGCACGCACCGCAAGCCCGCAGTTCGCATGGTGCGGCTGATCCGGGCATATCTTGACGGACATCGGCCCGCCGATTGGCCGAAAAAGGAGGAGAGAACATGAACACGCATGACGCCTATCTCGCCGCAATGGCGCTCCGCTGGAGCGTGAGCCCGCATCTCAGCCACACGCGCCAGACGTTAGGCCACCACGGGGCGGCTGCGGCGATCATCGCCCATGCGTTATGGCCGGATGACGCTGAGGTGCTTTGGGCCTGCATCGCGCACGACCTTGGCGAGAGCGCCACCGGCGACGTCCCGTCACCCGCCAAGCTTGCGAACCCCGAGCTTGCGCTGATGCTCGTTAGCATCGAAGCCGCCGCGCTTGACGCCATGGGAATCAGGTATCAGCCAAGCGACCGGCTCGACCTCGTGGATCGCCTTGAGGCGTATCTGTGGATGATGCACCACGCACCGGCGCAGCGCCTCACGCCGGAGTGGCGCAAGTCGCTCGCCTGGATTGAGGGAATGGCGCTTGAGCAGGGCGTGCCAGTCGCGAACGCGGTGCAGGTGATACTCGCGGATGCGCGGAAGTCGGCGGGTGTTTTGGATCCTGCGCCGGTGGCGCGCGGCTGGTGGCAGCGGGTTTGCGAGCGGTTCAAAACCACCATGACCCCGCCGGACGAAAGGCCGGGCCAAGTGGGCTTTTCGTCAACGGCGGAGCGCAGCATAGATGCCTGCAACCAGGCGTGGCGCGAGGGTGTGCTTGCGAATTGGGCGGAAATAAACCCATACCGTCCCGACTCAATCGAGCATTCGCATTGGGAAAATGGCTTCGCAGACTCAAAGGGAGGGCGGACATGAACGACCCTGTAACGTCCCCAGCGCACTACACGGCGCACCCGATTGAGGTTATCAACCTCTCGCGCCGCCTGTGCGGTCCGCTTGCGCAGATCGTGCAATACGTGATGCGCGCGCACCTCAAGGGGGCGGAGTTGCAGGACTTGCGCAAGGCCCTGCTTTGGACGGATGACCTGATCGCGGCAATGGCGCAGGAGCCTGTGGCGCTGGCGTGCATGAAGCCCCCTGGCTTTACGCCAGCCGAGTTTACGCGGCAGATGACAGATGGGCGTGGTCGGATTATTCGCGTGGCATACATGGCAGCGTGGCCGATGGACGTGCCAGCGCGGCGGTGTTTGGGGATTATGCGCGACGCCATTGTGGAGGAAATTGCGCTGATGGAGGGCGAGGTATGACGGTCCGCCCGTGGAAGCCGTCGCCCACCAAAGCGCGCAAGGTGGCAGCGGTGGAGAACGTCACCCTCGCGCAACCCGAAGCCGCGCCAACGCCTGAGCGGCAAGCCAAGGGGATGAGGCCCGGCCCTACGGTGTGGCGCGACGACTGCCAGACGCCGCTACACCGGGCGCGACGATACCGGCATATCACCGAGCGCATGTTTGAATCCGGCGAGGCGTATATCGCGCTGCGCCGTGCCGCGATGGCGGTGCGAGGATGCGCCAGCGGTCGGGATTCACTCGATTTCACCCGCTACGGCGCGAGCGAATCCGGCCCCGAGTATGCAGCTAGGATCGAACAGCGCGACACGAAATGCGGGCGCGTGCTAGGCCCGCTGAGGGGCGCGGCGGAGTCGTTTCTTATTGACGAGTGGCAACCCCAGCGCGGGTTCGATCTCAAATATGTGTGGTGGCAGGATGCGCGTGCCGCCTTGATCGTCCTTGAGGTGTTTTTTAAAGGGGCTAACGCATGACTTTTATCCCGGTTTTTATCATGTGTCTCGTCGCCGACCCGACAGCGTGCCGCGTCATGGACGGCGGGGAAATGTCCGAAGTCTCGACCATGCGAGAATGCCTACGCACACTGGAAGTCGTGGCGCCGCTTGTCCGCATGATGCAGGCTGGCGCAGGCGATCCCGTCACGCTAGAGCCTGCTTGCATTCAGCGCCCGATGGGGTCTTGAGCCATGGCGGATGATGTGACGGTTGGCCCGTGGCGCGTTATCACCGGCGACGGCGAGAGCGCCCCGGACGCGCTCCTAGTGGCAATCATGGACGCAATCTATAACGCTGAGGGCGGCGTGACCGGGTTTGAAGCGCTGGGCGCGTTAGAGATGGCCAAGCACGAGGTGATGCAAAAGATTTACGACCCCGACGACGACGCTTGACCGCACGCGTGACCCGTGCAACATTGGCCTTGTCGGGTCGTCATGTGCCTGTCTCCTCCTGTTGCGACTTCCGCCTCCTGCTAACGCGGGGGGCGGTTTTTTATTGCCCGGCGTAACCGCTTGACGCGCTGCAACGTTTGCGATACCGTTTGCTCAATCTCTAATTTTACGCCCGACGGTTAATGCCGCGCGGGTGTTTCGCGTTTAGGAGGCCCCGCCGCGTTAAGCGCTGGGGATAGCGCCAATGGCAGCACGTGGTCGCCCCGCCGGTTTTAAAATGTCCGACGAGCATCGGAGTAAAATCGCAAACTCTCAAATCCTCAATCGGTTAATCTCCCATGCTGTTGGAGATATTGAGCTTTCCGCGACGCAAGCGGCGACCGGCATCGCGTTGCTGAAGAAGGTGATGCCAGACCTGCAATCCGTTGAAATCAGCGGAACGGGCGAAGACGGCGCAATCGGGATCACGTTCAAAACGATCTATCAAAGCGAGTGACGGAACACGTTTTCAGGGTCCGCCGCTATCAGCGCGCCCTTCATGAGTCGTGGATCACGCTAAAGAAAAAGCGATTCATCGAGATTGCACATCGACGCTGGGGAAAAGATGAAATCGCGCTTACGGTCACGCGAGACCTAGCGCTTCAACGGCCAGCGTCCTACTGGCATTGCCTCCCGGAATACGCTCAAGGGCGGAAGGCCCTGTGGACCGCAGTTAATCCGCACACCGGCAAACGGCGCATTGACGAGGCTTTTCCGCCCGAAGTGGTGGAGACCCGCAACGATCAAGAGATGTTCCTTCGCTTGAAGAACGGCGCGACCTGGCAGATCGTCGGGTCGGATCGGTATGATTCTCTCGTCGGCGCTGGCGTTGCTGGCGTTGTGTTCTCGGAGTGGGCGCTCGCCAATCCGTCGTCGTGGGGTTATATTCGCCCGATGATCGAAGAGAATGGCGGGTGGGCCGCGTTTATCAGCACGCCACGCGGCAATAACCATTGCAAGGCAATGTTTGACCACGCTCAGGGCAGCGATAAATGGTTTGCGGAAATCAGCAGCGTCACCGACACGGGCGCGGTTACCGCTGAGGCTCTAAAGGAGGCTCTTGCGGAATACCGCGCCATCTACGGCGGCGACCTTGGGCTTGCCATCTTCGAGCAAGAGTATCTGTGCAGCTTCTCGGGCGCTCAAATCGGCGCTTATTGGGGTTCGGAAATGTCCCGCGCCGAAAGAGAGGATCGCATTCGAGAGGTTGAGATTGACCACGATCACCCGGTCCACACGGCTTGGGATTTGGGCAAAAGCGCAAACAACCCGATATGGTGTTTTCAGGTCATCGGCAATCAGCTTCGCGTTGTGGACTTTCACAGCCCGGATTCCGACGACTTGGCCGATTGGGTCGAGTGGCTCAATGCGCGCGGCTACAACGGGACCGACTACGTGCCGCACGATATCATGGTGACGGAGTGGGGCAGCAAGCGAACGCGATATGACACGCTAAAGTCGCTAGGCCGCAAGCCTAAGCGCGTGCCTCGTGTAAGCGTCGCTGACGGTCTGCAAGCCGGGCGGGATACGATCAACGCGGCGGTGTTCGCCTCGCGCTGCGGGACCGGCCTAGACGGGCTAAAGTCATACCGGCGCGATTGGGACGATGAGCGGAAATGTTTCCGAGAGACGCCGGTTAAGGATTGGGCCGAGCACATCGGATCGTCCTTTCGATACCTAGCGCTCTCGTGGCGTGAGGTGGTCGCGCCTAAAGAACGCAAAGCGAAAAAGACCGACCTGCAATATGCGGTTGACGATAGCGGCGTGATCCGGGCGAATATGAGCGTGCGCGAGGCCGTCGAGGCCCGCATGAAGGCGAGAAGGAGGGCCGACTGATGGACTACGACAGCGCGCCCGAAGGCAAGGGCGAAGGCCCCTCTAAAATGTCGCCGGACGACCTGCGCAAGCTTGGCAAGAAGTGGTGCGAGCGGATTCGTGCGGCTGAGAAGCGCGAACAAGACTGGATGGACGAGGCGGAAGCCGCTGAAAAAGCCTATACCGTCGACACGTCGTCCGAATCTCGCGGCGAGATTCCCGATTTTAACATTCTCCACAGCAACGTCGAAACCATCGTTCCGGCGATCTATAACAGCACGCCATCGCCGGACATTCGCCCGCGCCACAACAACCGCGACGAGGCGGGCAAGCTGGTAAGCGACCTGCTAGAGCGCGCCATAGCGGTGCAGATTGACGACAGCCGCCTAGACGCTGAAATCGAAGCGCTGGCGCAGGATGCCTTCCTAACCGGGCGTGGCGTCGTCAGGGTGAAATTCGACGCGAGCGAAGAGCCGCAGCCGCCAATGGAGATGATGGACCCGAACACGGGCGAAATCACCCTGATGGAGCAGCCCGCGAAGGTCGTCGGCGAGCGGGTGATGTTCGAGAATGTCTCATGGCGCGATTTTCGGTGCGGCAACGCCAAGCGGCTGCAAGACCTCCCGTGGGTGGCGTTTCGCCATTGTCTGACGCAGGAGGAGGCGGAAAAGATTGACGCCGACCTGTTCGATCAACAGCGCGAAGGCGAGTCATATGGCGATGATGATTTCGATTTAGACGTTTGGGAAATTTGGTGCCGCGAAACGCAAAGCGTGTATTTCGTCACTGACGACGGGTCTAAGGTTCTCGGCGTGACGGGCGACCCGATGGGGTTGAGCGGGTTTTTCCCGATGGCGTTGCCGGTGCAGCCAATTCGGGCGACCGGGCGGATCATGCCGATTTGTCCATACACCGTCTATAAATCGCTCGCGCAGGAGCTTGACCAAATCACGCGCCGCATTCGCGCCATTACATCGGGGCTGAAGGTCGTGGGCTTCGTTGCGGGGCCGACTGGCGACCTTGAGCGCTTGGCCGATCAAGAGGACAACACGCTTGTTCCGATTGCCAACCTTGAGGGCATTGCAGCGGTAGGCGGCATCGATAAAGCCATTATGTGGTGGCCGGTCCAGCACGCCATACTTGTGCTGCGTGAGCTTTACGTGGCCCGCGAGCAGGTCAAGCAGGCGATCTACGAAATCACCGGGATCAGCGATATCATTCGCGGTCAGGGCGCGGCAAGCGAAACGGCCACGGCGCAAAATATCAAAACGCAATGGGGAAGCCTGCGCATTAAGAAAATGCAGCGGCTTATTGAGCGCCAAGTCCGCGACTTGTTTGTTATCACAGCCGAAATCATCGCCATGCACTTCTCAATCGAGACGCTGCAAAAGATGGCCGGCATAGAGATTCCGCCCGAGGCGCAGCGCTTGCTTCAAAAGCCGATGGACCATTATCGGATTGACGTTGAGAGCGACAGCACCGTGCGAGCGGACGCCACGTCGCAGCGTCAGGAAAAGGCGGAGTTTTTGAATGCCTCCGCGCAATACTTTGCCACGATGGCACCCATTGCGCAGTCTGCGCCTGGGGCCGTCGGTCCGATGATCGAGATATTCGCATCTTTCGCTCGCAGTTACAGCCTCGGCAAGTCGGCTGAGGATGCGATTGAGGAGATGGTCAAGGCGGCGCAAGAGACGGCCAAAAACCCGGCCCCAAACCCGCAGCAGGAAGCCGCCAAGGCCGCGATGCAGATGGAGCAGGATGCTCAGGCCAGCAAGCAAAAGCTGGAAACCGAGCGCCTGCAATTCGAGGTCGAGAAGGCCAAGTTGGACGTTCAGCTCAAGAGCGCCGACCTTGACCTGCGCCGCGACGATCAACGCCTCCGCGAGGCCGAGGCGGACTTTAACGCCGTGAAGGTCGCCGCTGAGCTTGACATGGAAGAAGATCAGCAGCGCGCTGTCAAAATTGGAGATGCCTCATGAGCGCACTTAGTGATCCGCCGAGCAACTGGAAGACGTGCACGCCAAGCGACTCCACCAATATCGCAGGGTGTCGCGGCGTGTATGTCGGCGTCGGCGGCAATGTTGCCGTAAGGTCAACCGCGACGGGCGATGTGGTGACGTTTGTGGGCGTGCCCACGGGGCAGCTTGTGATTGGATCGTTTGATCGGGTTATGAGCACCAACACCACGGCCACGACTATGTTGCTCGGATACTGATATGCCGGTTTTCGTTTATCGCGCGGGGCGGATGGTGGACAAGGCGACGGGTGAGGCAATGACTTCGCCTGACGCGCCCCTAGCCCTGCCAGCGACGTTTGGCGACCTTCCGGGCTATGCCAGCCCGATCGACGGGCGATGGGTCGAGGGGCGGCGCGCTCGCCGATACGACCTTGAGTCAAACGGCTGCGTTGACGCCAACGGCCTGCGCAAAGGCCCGCGCGGCTTGAAAAACGAGCGCTTTGCTAAAAAGCACGGCGCGGAGCATCTTCTTGACCGCTGACCAAGGAAACACCATGTCCGACGACCTTAGCGCGGCTGCGGAAGCACTCGCGGGCGACGCCATTCCCGCCGATCAAACCGACCAAGTGGAGGAGCCGAGCGAGGATGATGCGCTTTCGGCCATCTATCAGCGGATGAACGGCGACGAGGCCGAGCCTGCGCCGGAGGTTGCCGAACCGGACGAAGCCGAGGGCGACGCCAAGGAAGGCGAGGACAAGGATGCCGCCGCCGAGGCCAAGCCCGACGAGCCTGCGGTGGAGGCCCCAAGCGGACTGCCGCGCGCCGTGCGAGAGCATTGGGCGGCGATCCCCGAGGCAGCGCGAACCGAGATTGAGCGCTCGCAGCGGGAAATGAGCGACCGGCTTGCGGATCAGGGGCGGCAAATTCAGGGCATTTCGCCCATTCGTGATTCACTTGTGCGAGCGGTCAAAGACCTGCCAAGCCTTGCGAATATGCGGCCCGAGCAGGTGGCCAGCGAGGTTTTCGAACTCGCGCAATTCAACGATGCGTTTAAGCGCGACCCTGTGGGCACGTTTGTTTCGCGTATCAATGCCCTCGGCATGGGCGCGGCGATTGGCGAGGCGCTAGGCGCTCAGCCCGCGACGCCAGAGGGCCAGCAATTCGGAACGATGCAGCGCGAGATTGCGGCATTGAAGCGAGAGCTTCAGCAGGCCAGCGACCCGCAGCGCATTAATTCCGCCATCGAGCAACACTCGGCGCGATCCAACGCGCAAAGTGAAGTGCAGCGGTTTGCCGACAGCGCCCCGAATTGGGCAGATGTTGAGCACATCATTCCTGGGTTTATCCCCGTGGCAAAACAGATGCTTGGCGACAGCGCCTCCGGTAAGGACGTGCTTCAAAAGGCTTACGACCTCGCAATCTATGCAAAGACTCCCGCTGTGAAAGCTGAGGCCGTCAAACCGGCCACACCTCAGCCCGACCCCCAGCGCGCCGCGCAGGCGATGCGAGCCAAATCCGTCAATGTCAAGTCCGGCCCGACCGGCAAGGCGCGCCCTCTTTCCGAGGACGATGAACTCGCCGCAATCTTCCAGCGGGCCGCACGAAAATAAAAGGACTCTGAGAGATGGCAACGCCCTCCTCCGTGTTCACGGAAATGGTTACCTCTACCGACCGCGCTTGGTCGCAGGGTGTCACCGACAACGTGAGCAACCACAACGCCCTCCTGCGCCGCATGAAGGCGAAGGGAAACATCCGCTCCGAAGACGGCGGTTATGAGATTGTCGAACGGCTGGAATACGCCGAAAACGGCACATATCAGCGCTTTTCGGGTTACGACGCGCTGAACACCAACGCCAGCGACGTGCTGACCACGGCGAAATACCCGTTTCAGCAGATCGCCATGCACGTCACCGCGTCGGGCCGTGAGCTTAAAATGAACGCGGGCCAAGCCGCGATGATTAAGCTCGTGAAGTCGCGCAAGAAAAACGCGATGAACACCGCCGCCAATCAGTTTTCGGTTGACCTGTATTCCGACGGCACGCTGGACAACCAAATCAGCGGGCTTGCAAACCTGATTCAGACCGACGGTCAGGGCACGGTCGGCGGCATCGCTGCGGCGACGTGGGCGTTTTGGCGGAATCAGTATCGTGAGATGACCGGCACGAACCTCGCCGCGTCGCCAAGCGCTGCGAACGCGGTTTCGCTCAAGGCCGACATGAACGCGGTTTGGCTTTCGACCTGTCGCGGCGCTGACAAGACCGACCTTATCGTGACGACCCACGATATGTATTCGCTCTATGAAGCAGGCGAGCAGCAGCTTCAGCGTTATGCGTCAAGCGAAATGGCGAACGCTGGATTCGAGACGCTGAAATACAAGTCCGCCGATATCGTTTTTGACGATAACACGAACTTCGGCACGACTGACGAGAAGATGTATTTCCTCAACACGGACTACCTCTATCTCTGCCAGCACAAAGAAGCGTCTTGGACGATGGACAAGGAAAAGACGCCGACCAACCAAGATGCCGTTGTCATTCCGATGTATTGGATGGGCAACCTCATCACCACCAACCGCGCACGTCAGGGCATTTTGTTCGACGCCGCCTAATCGCCGAAAGGAAAATCTGCTATGACTACCATGATCGGTG